AACGTTCCAGTGCCTTACGTCATTGTCACCTTTGATGGGCTGACAAACGATCAGGGCACGAAGGACGACCGCTACGAGTCCGAGTATGATAAGGTGAACATCGGTGTAGAGATAACCGCCAGGACGATTGACGAATTGCACGATCTGACTCAGATGGTGCGCGACACTATCCTGACGTATCTCAGCACCAATGAAACCAACATCTGGGACTACAACTTTGCGGCTCAGCCGATTCAGTTCGACTCGATGAAGCCGTGCTATTGGCAAGTGCTCACCTATCAGTGTGATGTGCAAAATATCGAAGACGATGAGCAAGACGAAGAATGAAACTACCTCCATCGAGGTAGGCAAACCCATCGCTCTTACTACTGATAGCCGTGAAGACATGGTTAACAAACTCCATGATTTGCGCGTAAAAGCGCGTGAGGAAGGATTGATTCAGTCTGAAGGCGGATTTATCGGGTATCGTGATGGGCAATTCGAGACTGTCATCACGTTTGTTAAACCATAAAGTTTTGAAGACATGGCACTCACTAAAGTAATGGGCCAGAACTTTCGTGTATTCGTAGGTTCGGCTGCTGTACCTGAAGCCGTTAGCTGCCAATGCACGATTCAAGGTAACTTGGAAGATGCGACGACAAAAGACAGCACAGGCGGCTGGAACGAGGAGCAGATGACCTCGAAGCAATGGAGTGTGCAGGTGGACGATGTGGACGCCTCTCTCGCAACGCTTCGTGCGCTCATCACCCGCTTCAACTCTGATGATAAGACCACAGTAGGTTGGGATCAGACAGCTGGTTCCCAAAACCGAGAAGCACAGAACGCTGCTTTCGCACGCAGTGGTCAGGCTATTCTTAACGATTTGTCAATTAATGCCAACAACAGAACTACGATTCAGGTGACATGCCAGTATCAAGGTTCAGGTGCATTGGCCTAAAATCTCGCTGAATTATGGATAAAGGACAACATCTACGCCTCGTATTCCCAGAAGGAACAGGCACCGTCACAAACTATTTTGTGGCAATGGCGACCGACTTGACCGTGCATTTTTCGGCGCAGACCGAGGATAGTTCGACAAAGGACACAACTGACACGAACGGCGCATGGAGCGAATTTGACGTTACAGGCCGTAGCGGTGACATTCAGTTTGGCGCACTTGTTGGCGTTGGAACTGATGCTACAGGTAAGGCTTTTGCTGACTGGATTGACAAGGTAAGCGACACGGTAATTCCTTGGAAACTCGTGACCGTCAATAGCACCAACAATCGTACCATCATCAAGACGGTATGCAGCGGCAACGGTAAGCTGAGCAACCTTCAGGCTTCGGCACAGAACCGTCAGAAGGCCACCTACAGCGGCACGTTGACCATGCACGGCCCCGTGACTGTTGGCAACGACTAACACCCTATCAAGGCCGTCCGGCAGTCTATCCTCCTTCAATTGGTTAGCTGTTCGGGCGGTTTTTTATGAACAATAATCCCAGAAAAAAATGAAACAGAACATTGTAACATTCAACGGAGTGAATTATCCCGTCGTTTTCGATTTGCAGGCATTGACTAATTTTGAAGACATCACCAAGCAAGGTTTCTTCGAGGCCAATTTGAACACAACAAACAACCGAATGGCCCTCGTTATTGGCGCAGTACTATCGGCTGACAAAGACACTAATCTCACGATAGAAGAAATGCGCGGCAAAGGCACATTCGACGATTACAAGCAAATCATCGAGGCGTATAATGTAGTGATGGTATTGGCAAACAATTTTTTTAAGATTCCTGAAGTCGAAAAAGGCAAAGACCCGAAGCCGGAAGACCAAGAGTCGGAGGAAAACGCAAAAAACTGAATACCGTCCACGAGTTGTTTCAGACACTTGTGGGCGAAATCGGAATCGACCGCCATGTATTCTATAAAGAATTGAAATGGTGGGAGGTCAAATCCATCATCCGAGGCCATAATGCTCGTCAGCATCCGGGATGGGAACAAACGAGATGGATTGCATATCATGTACGCTACTGTATGGGACTGCCGAAGGGTGAGGTAGCACCAACACTGACAGAGTGGATCAAGTTCCCCTGGGAAAAGAAAGAAGCCGAAATAGTACCGAAGGAGGTGCAAAACCAGCTTCAGGCAGAAATGGCCGCCATGAATGCGGAATTGGCGAAAGCACAAGAAGACAAAAAGGATGAGTCAGAGTGACCCATCCTTTTTATTTTTAGTCCAAACGTTTGATATAAACGAAGCCAATAAAGAACTTATGCCCATCGAGCTCGTCTTCTTTCTCATCTATGAAGGCCGTGCAGTGGTACGGAAATTCGTTTGCAGTCAACGAGCGCACAAAGTCGGTCTGATCTGTAGGAATGTAGCCGAGGTGATGTCGATCTTCAGCCACAACCTTGATGGCATTTGGATCGTATTCGTTGTCAGGTTCTGGCACAAGTACGCACTCCACACGTCCGACATATTTGCCAATTCCTCTTCTGTGATTGATACCGGCAATTTTTAGGATGCGAAGATTGTCAAAGATAGACAACCAACCGCCATCGCTGCGTCGTTCAGGAAGCGGGCCGGTATATGTGCCTCCGCTGAGAGCATCAGCCACGAATCGGTCACCAACAATGTTCGCTTGGATGAATGCCTGAACACGTCGCGTCTCGGTTTCGAGGTCAGCTAAAATATCGCTGTTACCAGAGCCGTACATTTTGTCAGCAAGTTCTTGTTGAACTGATTGATGGTCAGTCCGCGTATTCATAATAACGTAGACCATTATTGCAATCACGATTAAAATAAAAATTAACACCATAGTTGTTTATTGTTTAGAGTTAGACTTTTCGCTTTCTGAAATTCGGCCAAGTTTCTCAGCTATCATATCGAAGTCATCATGAACTGACTGCGCAAGGACTTTGGCATATCTTTGTGTCTGGGTGATATTGGTATGGCCGAGCATCTTCGACACATTCTCAATCTTCACGCCGTTTCTGAGCATGTAGGTGGCGAATGTGTGACGGGCCAGGTGGGAGTGTAGTCGTGTCTTGATTCCCGCCATCTGTCCGAGTGATTTCAGGTGGCGGTTGTAGTCGGCATTGCTCAACTGCGGAATCTCCCATCCGTACTTTTCGAGGACTTGCACGGCAGGCGGCAACAGTTGGCTGACATACGGCACACCAGTCTTGATACGTTCTCCAACATTCTTCCAAGATTTACCATCCCACTTGTAATCATTCGCATCGAAGGCTTGCATATCGGAATAGGGGAGGCCGGTATACATCTGAAAGATAAAGAGATCATGCACAATATCAAGAATAGAGCTTTTTGGCAGAATGACAGCCTCGAAGCGTTTCATTTCCTCTTCGGTAAGGTATTCTACATTCTCACGGTCTCCTCTCCTAAATTTGCCTTTGAGTTTGTCATATGGGTTTCGTTGGATTTTATCAAAGCTCAGTGCACGATTCAGGAGAGCCTTCAGGCATTTATGGTAATTGTAAACACCCGAGGTTGAAAGTTTCTCCGGCTTTGCTCCCGACTTTAGAGCCGCATCGCTAATCGGTTTAGTGATTTGATGCAGCCACGCGTCAAAGTTGACTATGTTCTCAACTGTCACGTCCTGCCAGCGGTTCATGCGACCGTATTCAGTCAAGCGGGTGATGAGAGGGTAGTAATGCTTAGTCGTACCTTCAGAGACACCAAGAAGCGGGATTTGCTTTTCACACCATATAATGAACGTCGGCTCGTCCTTCGAAAGTTCCACATGCTGCCATACCATTTGTTTTACACTTTCAGTATCGAATGTTTTACACTGTTTTACACATTCATTGGCATATCTGCTGACTTTCTCAAAAATAACAGCCAGACGTTCGTTCAATACGTCTGCATCCTGACGGTTAACCACGCGGTCTGTTACCCATTCGTTCTTATGTACGCGCACGCCAGTACTTATATATTTTGTTACTCTATCGATGGTGACACGCACCTCGATATAGCCATCACGAGTGCGTGAGGCGGTTTTTCGTCTATCAAATATTAATTTTGTCGTTATCATATATCGTTGTTTGTTTTACACTCCATTTTGCCTATTGTACAACATCTGTAAAACATTGCGTACTAAATCGGCTCAAAACGGACTATCTTGTAATTTTTCTCTCGTATCAATTTAGGGTTAAAACCCTTTTGTTTACGGCGGATGCCGCGATTTTCGGCATAATCCCGCGTTTTCTCTTCGTGATCCGTTTGGGGTTATGCTGGATTTGACGACTTTGCCTTTATATAGTGAGGTTAACGCGATGGTATTAGTTGGCGAGGTGTAAAACATATGTAAAACATCGGCCAAAATCAAGGTTAAAATATAATATATAAAGTACGTCATACGTGCGCGGATGGCTTATCTTTTTTATCGGCTATACCCCTTGGGAATGGGTAATTTTTAAAGAGTTCTTCATCCTTGGCGGCGTGGACTTGCTGCTGGAGGATGTCGATTTGTTGGCGAAGGGCGGCAATGAGTTCGTCTTTCGCCTGAATCTGTTCGCGGAGTGCCGCGATGGTTTCGTCTTTTGCCGCGAGTGCGGCATTGACCAGACTTGAATAATCAACTGGTTGCTGTATATGTGATGGAGTGAATAGTTTTTCAATATCTTCATTGCGCACTTCTTCCTCAATAGTTAGTAAATTCCCTTCTCCATTGAGTAGGTATTTAATATTGAACACGCCAGGATATGCCTCACAGATATTTTTGAATAGATTATCTGTCAGATAGCTATCATCTCCATTCATCGCAGCCGACAAACTTGTACGACCATAGTGGAGTGCTTCGGCAAATCCACTCTTAGTATGGATGCCGAAAAATCTACGCAGGTGCTCATAGACTTCAATCAGACGTTTTTGTCGCTCATTCATACGCTAATGTCTTAAATGTTGTTAATATCCTACATATTTTTAGGATAAAACTTTTTAATCCCACATTTTTGTCTTATATTTGCACCCGAAAAGAAAGAAAGTACTAACAATCGGGCACAAGAATAGCCGTTAGACGTGATACACGTCTTTGCAAAGGGTTTGGAATGCAAATATACGGCTTTTCTTCCGATTGTAGTACAAAAGTGTTAGATAATTAAGAAAGTTTAAACAATGGTACAAGACAAAGTGACAAGAAAAGAACTGAGTGAGATGCACATCGGACAGACTCGCATCTTCAATCTGCCGGACGGTGGAAAGGTGAAATCTGCCATTTCTACTTGTCAGCAGATGAAGAATGAAAAAGGATTGGAGTTTAAGGCAACGCCTGACTATCCATCAGCAGCGATAAGTATTACGAGAGTTAAATAATAACTAAAAAAAGGAACTATGGCAAACGAGTTGATTCAATTTGGAGAGAGCAGGCAGACCATGAGCAGTTTGGAGATTGCCAGGCTAACAGGTAAGCCACACAATGATGTGCTGAAAGCTATCCGTGCGATGGAGCCAGCATGGGAGAAAGTTACTGAGGGAAAATTTTCCCGCAGTGAATATAAAGACTCAACGGGCAGGTCATTACCTTGCTTTGAACTTACCAAGACTGAGTGTCTTTATGTCGCCACAAAGTTCAACGACGAAGCCCGTGCAAAGTTGGTGACTCGTTGGGAGGAGTTAGAGCAGAAGGCACGCGCTCAGATGCTTCAACTTCCTGACTTTACCAATCCTGCCGAGGCTGCAAGGGCATGGGCATCGGAATATGAGCAGAAGCAAGTGCTCGTCATCGAGAACAAGAAACTCGAAGAAGAGAATATTCAGTTAGCTTTGGAGAATCAAGAACTGAAAAACGACCGCAACTACCTCGACTTGATAATGAGGTCTAAGGCTTTGCTGACCATTTCGCAGATTGCTCAGGATTACGGCATGAGCGGAAAGGCTCTGAATAAGAAGTTGGCCGACATGGGTATTCAGTACAGCATCAATGGTCAGTGGATTCTCTACGCACGATATAAGGATTGCGGTTACGTGTCGAGTCGTTCAATCGACATTACCCGTGCTGATGGTCGCCCAGACGTGGTACTTCACACCGAATGGACTCAGGCAGGCCGCAAGTTCCTCTATGAAGAATTGAAGAAACAGGGTATCATTCCAATGTTAGAGCGCGACTGATTATGGATTGGAAGCTATTGGAGGCGAAGATCATCGCGGCGGTGAGCAAGGTGGCGAAGCATCACTATGAGGTGTATGAAGAGCGATGGGTGACGGACGAGGTTCTGTGTGAGCACGTTGGTCTGCTGACGAAGCGGTGGCTGCGTGAGAATGGCTACCTGTTACCACGCACTCCGATGGCTTGGAAAGACAAAGACGGAATTGAGCATACCAGCAAACAATACTTGTACCCGCTTCATCGGATATTGGCGATGGTAGAAGACGGGCAGATCAAACAGCTGGGATATGAATAGTTGGGTTAACACGATAAACAGTATTGTTCAACAAAAGCCAGCAGCGGCTGGCGTGTGTAGAATCATTTAGGTAAAATTGTCAAAAGGTTAATAGATTGTTTTTTTCACACCTGCCATCCGTGAGGCTCGCAGGTTTTAAAAACCAAAGGAAGAAGGAATTAGGATAGACATTTACATGATAGGATGGCTGAGTGGTTAAGGTCGCGGTCTGCAAAACCGACGCTCGCTGGTTCGAATCCAGCTCCTATCTCTAACAATGAGAACGTTCTTTGACATATTGGTAACAACCAAGACTGATGACGAGGGCGGTGTATTCCAGCCGCTATAAGCCGGAGCGACGCGGGTTGCGATGAGAGTTTAGTGTTGTCATCAGTGGCGTAGGCGGACAAGCAGCCACGCCGTCGAGGAACGGACTACAGAGATTAAGGTAAGCGGGGTGAGCTGAAACGCCCTCCCGTCGGTGGCGGCTTGATACGCCACATTTATTAATGCGTAGATTGAAATACAATCGAATAACGGTATTCCCGTATAGCTCAGTTGGTAGAGCGCGGCCCATGAGGGGCAAATGCAAGAAGCACGAGGTCGGTGGTTCGAATCCACCTACGGGAACAAATCTAACTTTCCATAGTGCATTTTGATTGGTTGAGGAGTCGGGTATGTCCCGTAGGCAACCGCGACCGCACAAATTTCGAAATTCATTATCCTTTAGATTTTTAATCCTAAAGCGAACGGTGCTAAGAGCCAGGTAACGCTGGCCGCTCCATTTTTTCAAATCAGATGCCAGACTGGAAGGTACTAACAACTAAATCAAAAGCATTATGAAGAATTTAATCGAAACATGTGAGCGTGATCCTAAGAAGGACAGCATCACAAAAGAGGACTGGGTAGTTTATGGCATTGTGGCCCCGATAGTGTTCATGCTGATATTAGGCGTGGGCGAAGTGATTG